TGAAATGACATTTATTTTCCTTTAACAATAGGTGGGAGATTGCTCCCCCACCCTAATTGTTGTTAACCTGCGTCTACCGTTGCTTTTGTTGAACCATTACAGTACCAGTTTGTACCATCACAAAGAATATCAATCGTATCATTAATTGCGCCTGCATTTAATGTAAGAGATGATACTGTTTCATGTATGTCTCTACCGGTTTGTGTTGCGTGGTCAGTACCATAACTACCATGGTAGTATATTTTACTTGCACCACCACTTATCACATGCTCACTATCATCGCCAGATATAACTTGGCAACCAAATCCTTTAAAAGAACTTGAAATAGTAGGCAGCGTAACAGTAACTGCTCCGCCAGATAGGATAAATGACTTTCCATTGTCAGCTTTTCCAATTGTAAAACTTGCAGTTTTACTCGGAACAGCAGCGTTTGAGCCCTTAATATAAGGTCTTGCCATAATTAGCCCCCTTAATCAGTTATCTTGAATATCTTATGAGATTCAATCAGGGTTAATCCAAGTCCTTCATCAGACATGTACTGGTCTTTTACGCCATCGTAGGCATCATCTGTTTTAACATTCGCCTGATAAACAGGTGGACGATAAACAGAATGGAACAGGTTTTCATCTGATACGACTACCATATATTTATTATATGGGCCACGAAGTGCGGGTGTCGGTACCATATGAATAACTCCATGAGGAGTTTCCAGTTGACGGTAATTGAAGCCCAAAGAATTTCTTTCAGATGGGCCTATATCAATATTCCATGCAGAATTACCTGCAAGACCGGAAGCACCGTCCAATTTCGACCAGTAACTCATGGCACCGGCACCGCAAAATGCTATCTTAGCTCCGCTTTCAGGAACGTATTGGAAAACTTTTTCCATATCATCCACGAAATCGCCGTAGCCATAAGTAGCTTCAGATACAGTGAATACACTTTGGTCATCACCAGATGTATCACCATATTTGATAACTGCGGTTACAAGTCCCATTGTAGTACGAACTCTGTTACTGTTTGCGTCAGTTCTTCCGCCATCTGAAAAAGATTCAGATGAAGTTCCGTCACGAGAGTCAGCTAGTCCAGTTCCAATTGGGGAACCACCAAACAAGAATGCTTTTTCTTTCTGCATCTTGTGTTCTTGTGATTTCTGTAATCTCAAACGAGCAAGCTCAGAAGATTCGCCACGAAGTGCGGCGGCTTCTAATGTCCCGGTGATTTCCAGAGGTGTTTTGAAAATCTGTGTGCTATTCCACACGACTTTCAGTTCGTCAGCCCATGCATTAGCAGCAACTGTACCTTCGCCATGTGCATTACCGACAACGATGAAAACATCGTTATCTGCAACGTCAATAGCTGAGGTTCCAAGATTTTTGAATTTAATCGTGTCACCATCTGTTACAGTTGTTATTACTACATGTCCACGTAGTGTAGCTTCGGTAGTATCCCAGACTTCACATTCGAGTCCAAGATAGCTACTATCTGCTGTGGCGGGTAAGCCAACAATTCCATCGATATCCATGTCGTCTGATTCAGTATCATCAGCGGCTTGGGCAGCAAGGTTTTCATTTGCTACGAAACGTTGGTTTTCCCATGGGTTTCTATGTTCAAACATTTTGAACAAGGGGTCAGTGGGAGTACGAGTTTCTCGACTAGCGACTACCGTAGTAAACGGCGCCACATCAGTCCATAGTTCTTTTACAACTTGAGGGCTAATGTAGAAATCTCGTCGATCAGTATATAGTACTCCAGACCCGGTAAGGTTTGCAATAGCCATAATTAACTATCTCCTAACTTTACTATGAGCAAGTAAAGCAGCATTGAACATATCGGCGTCATTGGGTTCAGGGTTAGCCGTACCAGTCTGCACTGCAGTCGTGGTAGGTATCTTTAACGCCTCGGCCTGTTGGTTATATTCTGCCATTTTCTGATTTACTTGTACTTGCTTGGGTGTGGGAGCGTTCGTTAGATCAAATAGCTTCGCAAGAATATCTAGTGAAACATTTCTAGGATCAGAAGCCCAGTTAATGAATCCACTAGCTTTTTGGTCAGTCCAGTTGTAAGCACTTCTTACATGATTGTAAGCTTGTGATACCATTTGCTGTTCCTGTTGTTGTGCCATCATCGATTCAGTTTCCTGTAATCTTAAATACTCAAGATTCTTCAGGTAATCATATCGATCATCGACAAACCTTTCTTTTTGAAGTCTAAATTTAAACGAATCACTCTCAGGATCGTTATATGCGTCAACCTCGTTGTAATTAAGCGGCTTTTCGGGAGGCATAGGCTCCTTCAATGAATCATCTTGTGGCTGTTGATGTGTTTCATTGGACAATGATTGTTGCTGCGGTTGTTGAGCAAGAGCTGATTTATACATATCCAGTTCTTGCGCCATACGAGCATTATCATTCTTGGCTTTATCTGCCTGTGATTGCCAATAAGCCATTCTTTGAGGGTCGTCTTTTCCCAATGCTTCTTCTTCTGTTTGAGCTTCAGCAACTTCACTGCCCTGTGCAGTTTGAACCTCTGGTTGTTCCACGGTTAGTGGGGCTTGGGTAATTGAAGGCTCAGGACGTACATTGGGTTGCTCATCGGTAGCAAACAGACCATTCTGTTGTCCTACTTCTGGGTTCTGAGTCTCAGCATTACTTGCGGTTTGGTTTTCCATTATTCCTCCAATGGGATTATTTCGTTGTTTGAAGCTTCTCGCTCAGCAACAACACCTTTAACCTTCTTTAATTCATCTTCAGTTCGTGATTTATAAAGCTGGGTAGCCATATCAGCACGGTTAGATGATTCTTTCAGGTCTGACTTGAATTTTTCTACTTCTACACGCTGTCTCGCATGTACCAACTCACGCTGGGCTGTCTGCAAGTCTCCAGACAAATCTTTTATCTGTTTCTGTTGGCTGCTAACCTGTGACGTAAGCTGTTTCATTTTACTGGAACGATTGATTACGCCTTCCATATCTGCAACTTCTGTCTGCTTTAATACTTCAATCTGGTCAATAAGTCCAGATTTATATAATTCCATATAGTATTCAAAGCGGGCAAACCGGTTAGACGGTAATGTGGAACCAGATACTACCACAATATCGTATTTGCCAACCGTTACATCATTAAGCCTACCTAGAAACTCTCCTGAGATATTATCATACATAGGCTCATTAATTGTTAATTGTTTAGGTTTATTATTGGGCTGCAGAAGGCGAATAACCTTTTGGGTATTATAAGTAGCCTGAATAAAGGCTACTACTACTCTTGCCAATTGATTTAATCCTTCTTCAATATCATCTCTTTTACTCTTAATCCTTCTCTGTCCATATTCATCAAGAGCAATAGTACCTTTAAATGTCTGCGGCATATTTGAAGGATCGCCTTGCATAAGCGAATAAATACCTAAAATTCTTTCTATATCAGCCTTAGCATCAGATTCATTCTTATATAATTCATTTGGCAGTGGTACCGGCCCTGCTACAATAGGTTGTCCAAGTTCTGGATCGTATTCTATGACTGCAGTACCTGCCCGTCCCCATTCTTCCTCTAAATTCTTTCTATTCATAGACCCACGTGGTATTAATAGCTTCACGTTGGTAGACGAAGAAGCATGCGCTACTATTAAAGACCTGATCTTATTAATATACTCTTGCAACCCTTTAACCATTCTTACGTCTGATAAGGGATATGGGTTACGATTATGATTATTCATAAACGCAACAATTGGATAATCTTCCAATGGCAGCATATTTTCAAATAATAATGTTCCACCTATAGATACAATCTGGTAAATACGGGTAATACCTATCTGGTTAGATATAATATCACCTCTTTCAATCAGTTCACCATAAGTAATAGGTTGTAGCATTGTAGTTGTATCAGGTAAAGCAGCGGCTGTTTCCTCTCCCTGCATCATCATCTGTTCGCCGGTAACAGGATTCATCATTAAATGGAATATATTTCCAAATTCTTCTTGAATCTCTTGATACTGCTGCACCTCAAGATCGTCAGTAATGATCCTATCTGTATTTTTATTTGATATAACGAAGGCTGGTTTTTTAGAATATTCCTGAAATTCCACTTCGGTCATGATCTTTTCATTATTTGTGTTAGGATCATAGGCACGATAGTGGGGAACCATTATTTTTGAAAGCCTTTCAATAACTTCAAGCTGCCGGTCGTGCTTAGTGCCCATACGTGAAGATTCAATATCGCCTTTAGAGACCATTTGATCTTCAAGACCATATCTTACGCTATCATCAGAAGGAGCAACTTTAGATTCGTTTGCTTCTCTAATAACAGCTTCCAGTTCTGGATACATAGCAATAAGCTGTGATTCTGAATGGAGTTTGGAAATAATAATATTAGATGCGTCTTTCATAAATGCATCTGTGCTGGAGGGGTCTATATATACATTCAAGGGATCAATGGCCTTGATGAAAAGCTCTCCTTTGCCATAGTCTGCATTCGGGTCATGATAGACCATCATACATCCAATGCCCTTAACATAATAATCATCAATTGCTTCCTTCAATTCAGTATTTCCTGAAGAATTATCCCATACCCATGACATTAGATCAGAAAAGATAGTGCCAGTACGTACATCGCTATTCTCACGTCCAGTAGACTGAAAACGAGGAGCATTTGCCGTAAGGAGAGCCTTTGCCTGTTCAACGGCAGGATATATGACATTTACCACTAAGGGCTCCTGTGCTCTGCGTGTAAGCGTATCGACCTGATCTTTTGTCCATTGCATTCCATTACGGAATTCATTGTCTTCTATTGCTTGTCTCGCCCACTTAGAACGAACAGAAGCATAATCTCTTAGAAGTTCTTCAGAAATCTGAACTTCTGGGTTTTTTTCAGCCATTTTCCCTTGAAGTTAAAGTTAACGATAACTGCATATAAGACGCATCAGTTAAAGAAAAGTTTCATGATGTTAGCCAATCATGTGCTTTTTTTCTATAAGATTTTTGAGAGTGACGTGTTTTTACTTGTTCAACACCATGATTTGGTATGTAATTACCCTTGGTAGCATAGTATAAACCGTCTAATAGATCATCATGCTTACCTCTTGGAAACATCAATAGCTCATCTTTTAAAGAATCCATGTCTTTTTTTAAATAAATTTTCTTCTGTGCGAACCAAGGCTGCATAGTTTCAAGCCTTGATGACTTGGAAGCCCTTGGCGTTTCCTTTATTTCCAAACCGGGGATGAATAATCCCTCCTCATCTGCCTTGACTCTTAAGTAGTCTCTAAGCATTTCCTGATATCCTATAGATTCAATACGGGTTTTCACCGGTTTGTATCTTTTAAAGTAAGAAATAATATCATCTGCCAGTTTCATGGGGGTGGCTCGCTTCTGATAATAGGGTAGAACGTACTTATTGTTCTTAGAATCAACTGCCACTGCTACAATTGTAGAATAGTCGGCATGTTTTCTTACTGAAGATGCTGGATCAACGCCCATAAATACGTTTACCGGTATCCAGTTACCTGATCCAAGCTCCATATAGGCTTCTCCATCGACAAATTTTAAGTCTCCATCATAATATTGTAGATATTTCTCCTTAAATAGCTGATCCTCATCTCCAATTATCTCACATTGGTACTCACGATAGAAAGAAGACACCCTTCCTATGGAATCTAGGGATTCTTTCTCTGCTTTTAATTTATCTGCAGGCCACATCTCAGGCCAGAGAGCAGTATCGTCATCTTGGAGGGCTTTATACCTTAATGCATTCCAATCATACATCTGCTGAAGCATCTCTACCATGCAGCGTTGGTGCTGCGGAGTTCCAATAACTGCAATTCTTCCCCTCTTAGCATCAAGTCCCGGTATCAAGGCCTGCAAAAGCCATCTTAAATTAAATTCCATGGCTTCTGAGGTCTTAGTATTGTTCATATCTTCAGGATCATCCAGTATTACCAGCGTAGGACGCTGATTCCCGTGTTTTAATCCAACTACCTGCTGTCCTGTACCCCTGCACATAATCATTGTATCGTCTTTTAATACAATTTCAGTCCTTGTCCACTGTCTTGAAGAGTGTTGTCCCCAGTATCCGTATACAGACCGAAGCTCCATGCTGTATTCAAGAGCATTCTTGATCGTCTGGAGTAGACGAACAGCATGGCCTTCAGTCTTTGAGGAGAGGACGATAAACTTTTGCCCCACATCAGTAAATATATGCCAGAGTGGAAAGACGCATGCAACAAGCGATGACTTGGCATGCCCACGTGGGGCAATGATACTAACCTTTCGGTTCTCTTTATTTGCGAGAATGTCTGCTATCTCATGATGAAAAGGAGGTGAGTCGATTGAGAACATCGTTGGGAAGCAGATTTTACCGAAAAGTATAATATCATCTTTAAGTTTTTCTCTAATTTTATCTAGTTTTTCCAAATTCTACCTTTAACATACTTCCTTACCTGATACTTTGTCATCTTTAACGGACAATCAGGTAAATTCTCAACCATAGTAGCCCTGAAGGGAGCAGCAATAAACCCACAATGTAGATTTTCATCCTGCTCTCCTGCATGCGGGCAGATACTATTACACTTCTTTGGGCACTTGGAGAACATAATTATCAAAAAATTTACATTTCTTATGAGCAACACAGTTCTTATTAGAAAAATCAGGGTCTTCCCAATTAACAACTTGGTATCCAAACACCTTAAAAAACCCTCCAATGCATTTTCCTGAAGTAAAATTGCAGCAACGCTTCCTTGCCATATCTATATACCATCCTTTTGTATCTTTAGAAGCAAGCTGAGGGCGGATTTTCATCATTCTCTAGACGACTTATTAGATCATCTATGTACCATTTAGCCTTTTCTAAGTCATTCACCGGGTTTCCCTTGTATGGACACCTCACGATGTACTTAATAATGTTACCCCTGAACCAATCCATCTGCCATGATGCAATAAAGTCTGTGACTTCAATGCCTTGTGTGTAATGTTTTGGGTGACTAACAGGGTCATCTTCACGGTAAAGTGCTTTCATCTTTGGTTTTCTCCTCTGTTTTCCTAGATGCGATCAGTTTCTTCTCTTCAGTTTCAATCTTATCCATGATCTGACTGGACATATCGATCTGTAATGTATCGGTAGTAACCTTTCTTGAGGGTTTCATCTCTAACATGTCTACAAAATTCTCTGCTGCACGCAGCATATTGGACACATCCTGCTTGCCTTCGGCAATATCTATTGCTTTTAGCATTGTATCTAGTACGAATCCCTTGCTAACCCCTCTGGATGCAAGGACTTCTTTCATTTTTTCTTCTACCATATTCTTTATCACTCTTTGTTTGAATAATCTTTTAACGGTTGCTTCAGGTATCTTCTGATCTGGTCTATACATATTACCCAGCATTGACCAGTCTGGTTTCTGTCCATCCATCAACTGTTGCACATATGCAGTTACCACATTAGATGTACGCTGCCTTTTAACTTCCCTTTCCTGCCAAGACCTAGGCTTAACCATAGAATATATGCCAGCAGCCTTATTTGGCTCATATAGGAGCTTTGAGTTCGGCTGCACCCATTGCACCCCGCATGTAAGCTTTACAAGCGTCTTGGTACGTTTATGAGCGTCTGTGTAGGTTTTACGCTCAAGGCACTGGGCTACATACCCATCATCAGTATATACCCAGTCATCTTTAGTTCCCTCTTGCCAATAAATTGGATTTAAACGTTCTACCGGGTCTTCCCTACCATCGAATACATCGTACTCTTGCATCTGTCCCCCGACTTTACGTTTGATTCTATCCATTATACTCTCTTAGTAATGTATTACTTATATATGTATTACAATAGTATGTACGTAAGTCTAT